ACAGCGGTTGAATGTCAAAGGACTGAACGAGCGCAGGTTTCGTGAGTTCCGGCGGCTATACCTTGTTTATCCGCAACTGAAAGAGCCTATCGCACAATATATATTGGCAGGAAGCGAAATTCGGCACACACTGTCCGCCGAATTCACAGACCCAATTCGGCACACGGTGAGTGCCGAATTACAATCCGTTAATAATCAACCAAGTGAATGGAATACACAAGCTGATAGATTATTTGAAAGATTACCGTATTCTCATTTAAAGTTTATTTCTAAAATAGAAAATCCGGTCAAACGTGCTTTCTTGCTGTGTTTCCGGGTCAGTAGAAATTTAGTGGGGATAAATTTGTAAGAAAATCGAAAAGTCCTTTACTTTGCAGTATGGAAAAAGATTATTTGAATATGTTGGCCGGTATCGTACTTAAGGGCGGTAAAACGAAATGTGTAAAAATAGGGAATGGAGGGAATGGGGTAAGTGGTTGTGTTATAGAGGGTTGAGAGGTTGAGCGGTGTAGAGGGCGTGAAAAACGAAATGTAACATTCATATAACATTTATGTAACATTGAACGGTTAATTGAACGGTGTTCAACGGGAAAATGTAACATGGAGGGGGAAATGGTGGGAAATAGATGGAAATTTAGGGATATTTTCCGCTATTTGGGGGAATGGACGGTCTGCAGCCGGTGAGGGCGTCAGAGGTCAAATAAACGGGCCTGTGCGCGGTTTTTGCGGGTGTTCGGGCCGGATGTCAGGGCGGTTTATGAGGACGTTACAGGCGGTACGGGATGGCGTAGTATTGATGTGTGAGGGGCGTGAATGCCTCTTTTTTAGTATGCAAATACTTCCATATAGTTATTATTTGGTATATTTGCAGCATTAAATAAAAAGAATAAACGGGAAAGGAGAAAGGATATGACGAAGGTGATACATGTGCATCTGTTCTGTGGACGCAGGAACTATTATTTCGGCTCGATAGCCGCCATATATGACGTTCTGACGGCGAAAGAGGTGGGTATGACTATGAACTCTCTGCTTCATGCTGGACTTGAGGACGAGGGCTGCGTGCTGACGAAGAAGGCGATGATAAGGCAGAGCCATCTGATAAGGAAAAAGCAGGAGTGTTGAACGTGTAAGCGACTGATTGAACGACGGTTGAACGGTCGGACGGCTGATATTGAACAGTTGCCGACCGTTTTTGCGTATATAAAGCTAAATACAATGCCCGGAGAATGGTTAAATTTGTGTTAATTTTGTGTTTGGGGGTGCATTTGGGGGTGCATTTGGGGGTGCATTTTCTCTTATGATAAAACGAAATGTAACGAATGGGGGTGCATTTGGGGGTGCACTTTTAACCAAAATTAATGCGGTTTTGTCATTTCAAATGTACAAAAATATGGGGTTATGTGCCGGAAATGGGGTTGAAAGAGGGGGGGATAATCCACGGTGGGAAGTGTTTCACGCAGGAAAAACATTGCGTGGAACGCTTGTATTTACGGATGTTTGAGTATATTTGCGGTATGAAAGAGGCAAAAAGGCGTGCGCGCAACAAAAAAGGCGCGCCACACGCGACATTTGAGATTGCGCATGACATGCGTGACACGCTCGGCAAAGATGTAGGGCTGAGAATACTTGAACGCTCGGACATGCTTGCTGCGAGCACATTGGAACAGCTGCGCAAGTCGACGGACAGAGCATATACGCTTTTCGGTTTTCTGATGACAGCGTTCAGCGCAGTGACCGGTCTCCTTATGGCTGCAAAAGGAATCTTGATTCTCATTCCCGGCGTGGTACTGTGGATTGGTCTGTGCATTTCCTTATATATAATGTTCGGCAAGGTGATATGGGTGCACAGTTTCAGGTGTATGGGTAATGAGCCTCAAAATCTTATAAGTGAGCGTAATATAAAAATGCTAAAAGGTATATACGGAACAAAGCAAACACTAAGCAGCCGCTATGAACTTAATCTGATATACGACAGCATAGAAGACTGTGCGTATGCCATAGCGATAAACGACAGTGCGCTGGAAGACCGTGTGCGCACTATAGAGCTTGTCATGAATACATTGAAGATTACGATAAGTGGGGTGGTACTGAGCGTATTACTCATCACTGTCTTCAGATTCATCAATTGAGTCTTGGAAGAAGTTGGTAAGTGAGGCTTTTCTGCGTGTAAGTCTCTCCCACTGTTCTTTCTCTACGTTTTGTCTGGTTTCCTTTTTTTTTGCCATAATATAACTATAATAATCAGGTTAGACAATGCGAATAAGTCCGACGATGGTGCTCATGCTGCGTATGTCGTCTTTCGGAAGCAGGAACGGACGGTGTACGGTGTCGTTCTCTGAGGCGCAAAGTATGCAGTCATCGTGCTCGATGCTTTCCATGACGCGCTTAACCAGCACACCCTGGCTTGTCTCGAGGACATAGACCGTACCCCATTGGAAGAAGCGTATGTCGTGTATCTTGTGACACGCGATGAGGTCGCCGCTGTAGTATAGCGGTATCATGGAGTCTCCCGACACGCGTATGATGAAGTCCGCGCCTTTGTCCTGAAACTCCGGTATGATGTACCGGTCGCAGTTCTCCATGTAAGCGTATGAGCTGTCTGTCGCCGGGAATCCGGCAACAGCATCAAGCGGTATCAGCGGTATGCCTTCTTTACTGTTGCTATCCACCTTCTTTATAAGCACTTCAGGGCTTTTGGGCGTACTATTTTTTAGCATTTCCCCTTTGCCGGTAAGAAGCCAATCTATACTTATTTGTTCACATAATGAAAACAGTAAAGGCAAGTCTAAAGTGTTGCGTGCTTTCCAGTTAGAAAGAGTCGACTTGCTTATACCTAAATAGTTAGCAAGCTCAATATCAGTTGATATATTCAGTGCTTTTTTGAGTCTTAATATTACTTCTTGTGAAGAAAAAGTTTTCATTTCGTGAAATTTTAACAATAAATATTTTGTCGTTTTCAATATGTGTACTATCTTTGCGAAGAAATTAAATGTAAACCGCGTTCAAAGATACGAAAAATAACATAAACAGCAAATAAATATGGACATGGAAAAAAAATATGATTTTATAGACGAGATGAAGTTGTTTGGAGACATAACGCTCCGCTGTATTGTCGCTCTTCGTGATTTCGGTGACGTAAAAGCCGGAGACAAAGGCGGCTGGATTGAAAAGGAAGAAAATCTGTCGCAAGACGGCAACGCATGGGTCTATGGCAATGCACGGGTCTTTGGCAATGCACAGGTCAGTGACGACGCACGGGTCTGTGGCAACGCATGGGTCTATGGCAACGCACGGGTCTATGGCGACGCACGGGTCTGTGGCGATGCATGGGTCTGTGGCGATGCATGGGTCTGTGGCGACGCACATGTGACAAGCGAGTCTGATTATATCGTCTTCAAAAACTTCTGGTCATCCGGCAGATACTTCACCTACACCTTTTCCAATAGGATGTGGAAAGTAGGCTGCTTTTATGGCACCGGCGAGGAACTCATAAAAAAGGCGTATGCCGACAGTGAGGACAGCGGCTGGCACTACGAGCAGGCAGTGCGTTATGCCGAGGCGGCCGAACAGAGAAGGAAGAAATGATATTATCGTCATAAACTGACCGAAGTTCGTTGACGCTGCCGATAATGAACATATAGCGGAACAGGCAAGGTAACGTAAGATGCTTTCAGGATGACGTCTCCGCAGCGGCGGAGTCAGGGGCGTAAAAGTGACACGGTATAGGTTATCCGGGGTTCGACTCCCCGCGCCCCACAAAATAGATAGAATGTTTCATACAGGAGTCTGGCATTGCGGTCCGTGAGGATAGCAATGCCGCAAGGGCACAAGAGGCTTGCGTGCGGTTCGAGTCCGCAGTGCCCACAAGACATATTAACGAAAAAACAGAAAGGACATGAGACAGAAGATTTTCATAGAGCGTGGAGAGGGCACGGCGCTTGCGCGCATATTCGGCTGTTCGCGGATGTACGTGAGCTACGCTCTGTCGTTCAAGAAGAACAGCGCGAAGGCACAGCGCATACGCAAGGCAGCCATAGAGCGGGGCGGGCAGCTTGTGAGGTTTGAGGACGTGAAGAAGCAGAAGCTATGAGAGAGGATCTGGAACGCATATACGGAGCCGAGCTGCGCTGGCTGCGTAGGCTGAGCCTGAGGGACAGATGTCGCATAGTGTGGTTCGTCGTGAGCATGTGCCTGGTGATGATGACGGCGGGCGGTCCGCTGCCATGTCTGGCGGTGATTTATCTTAACGGCGCGTTCTCGGCCTGGCAGTTGCTCAGGGTGAGAGGTGTGCGGTGATTTTTTTTACGGAAAGGAATCTGTATGGAATACTACAACAAAATGCTTTGTCTGAGTTTTGCCGACCTGACGGGCGGCGGTGATCCGGTGATGTTACCGAACACATTGAAGAGTTGTGCTCGGCGTGGCAACATCTCCCGCATTCGTCGTGGCGGTGGTGAAGGCTCAGAGGCACTGTATGTGTGGAGCAGTATTCCGGAGAAATACAGAGAAAAATACATAACTATGCACGGCGATCCGGAAGAGGCGATGAGGAAGGCGCGCGAGGAGGCTCCCGTCAAGGAGGACAGTGCGGCGCGTGCTTACTACGAGTCCTACAGATATACCGACAAGAGGGGCGAGGAAAGGAGTCTGACAGACGGACAGATAGACGACTACACGAGAAACGCGTCGGTGCTGAACATGCTGCGCAAGACCGCGCGGGGCTCGAGGAGCCTGCGGTCGTCGCTGAACGCGCGCGGCACGGGAAACACGTGGGACATCGTGGCGGAGACTTCGGAGAGCCTGCGCGAAAGATACGGGCACTCGCTGCCCGCCAACCCGGCAAGGCTCCGCGCCAAGATGAGGGACTACGCCGAGCGGGGCTATGAGGTGCTGATAAGCGGCAAGCTGGGCAACACATCCTCGGTGAAGATAACCGCAGAGTTCGGAGAACTGATAATAGCGTTGAAGCGCAGCCGCGTGCCCGTGTATACTGACAGAGCCCTTCTGGAGAAAGCCAACGAGGAGGCGGAAAAGCGCGGGTGGAAGCCCCTGCGCAGCCTTGCGGGACTGAAGAGATGGCTGAACAGCCCTGCGGTGCAGCCTCTGTGGTATGACGCCGCATACGGCGAGCAGACAGCCCGACAGCGTTTCGCGCGGAAGCACCGCACCGCCCTGCCCTCACGGCGCGACTCTCTGTGGTACGGTGACGGCACGAAGCTTAACCTGTACTACCGCGACGAGAAAGGCAACGTGAGGACGACGTGCGTGTATGAGGTGGTGGACGCCATGAGCGAGGTGCTTCTGGGCTACCACATCAGCGACAGCGAGGACTACGAGGCTCAGTACAACGCCTTCCGCATGGCTGTGCAGACAAGCCGCCACAAGCCCTACGAGATAGTACACGACAACCAGGGCGGTCACAAGAAGCTGGAGAGGCTGACCGATGGATTCTTCCACAAAATATGCACGGTGCACCGTCCGACGCAGCCGTACAACGGCGAGTCGAAGACGATAGAGAGCATCTTCGGACGGTTCCAGAGTCAGGTCCTGTCGAAGTTGTGGCAGTTCACCGGTCAGAACGTGACAGCAAAAAAACTCTCAAGCCGTCCGAACGTGGAATTTCAGGACGCGAACAATGGAAAACTGTATTCTCTGGATGAACTGCGAGATGCCTACGCAGCCGCACGCAAGGAGTGGAACGAGATGCCACATCCTGCAACAGGCGAGCGGAGGATAGACATGTACATGAAGAGCGTGAACGATGCGACGCCCGAGGTCACCACGGGCGAGATGGTGAGGATGTTCTGGGTGTTCAAGGAGCGTCGCAGCACGTTCACGGACCAGGGCATAAAGGTGCGCATAAACGGGCGTTACCTGCAGTATGAGGTTTTTTCGGAGCCCGGCGTGCCCGACCACGAGTGGCGCCGCCGCCACACGTACGAGAAGTTCGTCGTGGCGTATGACCCGAACGACACGTCTGGCATAAGGCTGTACACTCGCATGCCTGACGGCAGCCTTCGTTTTGAGAGGACAGCCGAGCCTTACATCGTGATACACAGGGCTAAGCAGGAGCAGACGGACGCCGACGCGACGTTCATCCGTCAGGAGCAGGAGGCTAACGTGCGTGACCGCGTGGAGCGTGCTGCCGAGGGCTACCGCATAGCCTCCGCCCACGGCACGGCTCCGGAGCAGCACGGCCTTCGCACGCCCAGGCTGAAGGGTCTGCCGAAGACGGCACAGGCCGCCCTTGAGAAGCGCTATATGAAGTATGACCGTAAGAACGACGATCTGGAGCTGGGCCGCCACACGAAGAGCATGAGCATGGAGGACTGGCGCGAGGTGATGGGGCTGGATGCGGATAAGGAGAAAGGGAAAAGGACCGCGGGGAAACTGTAAGAAAAGGTAAAAAAGTAAAAGAGTAAAAAAGTAAAAAACAAATATAGGCAAAAAGAAGAAGACATGAAAGAGAACGAGAAGAAGGCGATATGCGAGGCTCTGAAACGCTATGTGGCGAAATATCCGAGCCAGAACAAGGCGGCGGCGAGCCTGAACGGCACGAGCGCAGGAACGGTGAGCACGATACTGTCGGGCGCGTGGGACAAGATAAGCGACGAGATGTGGCGCAAGATAGCCGCGCAGGTGCACGCTTTTGTGGACAGCGGCGAGTGGAAGACTGTTGAGACGGCAGCCCTGCAGGAGATGGTCTACGCCATGGAGGACGCCCAGCAGTGGAAGAACGTGACATGGGTGGTCGGTGAGGCGGGCTGCGGCAAGCCCACCGCCGCACGCCTGTATGAGGAGGAGCACAGGGAGGTGTTCTACATCCTGTGCTCCGAGGACATGCGCCGCAGCGACTTCGTCCGCACCATAGCGCGCAAGGTGGGAATACGCACTGACGGCATGAGCATACGCGACATGCTCGACGCCGTGACCGGCTCGCTGGTTCAGATGGACGCCCCGCTTCTTCTGTTCGACGAGGCTGACAAGCTGATAGAGTCGGTGTTCCACTACTTCATCGACCTTTACAACCGTCTGGAGGACAAGTGCGGCATGGTGTTTTTCTCGACATCCTACATCAGACGCCGGATGAAGACGGGACTCCAGTACGACAAGAAGGGCTACAACGAGATACACTCGCGCATCGGCAGGAAGTTCTTCGAGCTGGAGCCGACGGGACCGCGCGACGTATATGCCGTGTGTGTGGCGAACGGTCTGTGCGACAGGAAGCAGATAGCCGAGGTGGTGCAGGACTCGGAGAAATACGACTTCGACCTGAGGCGCGTGAAAAAGGCGGTGCACAGAGTGAAGAGAATGGCGTTTGAACAGTGACTGAAAGGTGTTTGAGGAATGAGAAAGGCAATATCAGTGAGCGAGCTGCTGTCAATGAGGATCGAGACGCTTCCCCTGGAGGGCGCGTGGCGGGACGCCTTCGGCGAGCCGGAGCGTCACGGTGTATGGTTCGTATGGGGAGGCAGCGGCAGCGGCAAGACATCGTTCGTGCTGCAGCTGTGCAAGGAGCTGTGCCGGTTCGGGCGCGTGGCATACGACAGCCTGGAGGAAGGCGCGTGCAAGACGATGCAGAACGCCTTCATCCGCACGGGCATGCAGGACGTGGCGCGCAGGATGGTGCTGTTGGACTGCGAGGACATGGCGACGCTGAGCGAGCGTCTGAAGAAGCGGCGCAGCCCCGAGTTCGTGGTTGTGGACAGCCTCCAGTACACCGGAATGAGCTACAGCGACTTCCGGACGCTCAAGGAGCGGCACCGCGACAAGCTCCTCATATTCATCAGCCAGGCTCGCGGCACACAGCCCTCCTCGCGTGTGGGCGTGAGTGTGATGTATGACGCAGGGCTGAAGATATGGGTGGAGGGCTACCGCGCCTTCTCCAAGGGCAGGACGTTCGGGGAGAAGGGATATTACACGGTGTGGCCGGAGAGAGCGGAGAAGTATTGGGGAAAGTGAGAAGGTGAGAGGGTAAAAAAGTAAAATATAAAAAGAGAAGGGAAAGGACATGAAAAAGGAGAAGGTATACATAAGCGGCGCGATAGCGCATCATGACATTGAGGAGCGCAGGCGCGCGTTTGGGGACGCCGCACGGTTCCTGGACCTGAAAGGCTTCGAGCCTGTGAATCCGTTTGACAACGGGTTGCCGGAGGATGCCGACTGGCGCGAGCACATGCGCGCGGACATGGCGCTGCTGATAGGCTGCGACCGCATCTATATGCTGGGTGGCTGGGAGAAGAGCAAGGGCGCAAAGCTGGAACTTGACGTGGCGAGCTCGTGCGGGATAGAGGTGATGTTTGAAAGGTAAAAAAAAGTAAAATCGTAAAGTTATGGAAAAGACTGTTGAAAGAGTTGCCGCATGGCTGCGCGGAATGCGCGGTCGGCGTGCGGAGAGGAGGATGGCGGCAAGGGAGCGCCGCATGATGGCGGACGCCAGGCGCGCCGTCCAGGTGCGTGAGTTCTGCGGCGAGGTGTTCGTCTGCATGGACGGTGTGCCTGTGGTGCCTGCGGACGGCTTGAAATGGGACTTGTCCACGGTGCTTGACGTGGCGCGCGAGGCATACATAAAATACAAAAAGGAGGAGTGCGCCGATGGACGTTGACAATTATGCGAGGTTCTACGCGCTTCTAAGGCGGATGCCCTGTGCCGACAAGGAGACGCTGGTGTCGCAATACAGCGACGGCAGGACGACACACCTGCGTGAGCTGAGCGGAAGCGAGTACCGTGCGATGTGCGACGCGATGGCGCGTGTGGCGGGCGAGGATGAGAGCCGTCGCGGACTGAGGAGGCTGCGCAGCGCGGCGTTGCACCAGATGCAGCTGCTCGGTGTTGACACCGCCGACTGGAGGAAGGTGGACGCCTTCTGCCGTGACAGGCGCATAGCCGGTACGGACTTCAGGGAACTGGACGGTAAGGGTCTGGAGGCACTGACAAGGAAGATAAGGATAATAAGGAGAAAACGTCAGGACGACTGACTGCATAAATTAAGAAAGAAAATGGAACAGAACATTCAGAGTGTGGACATAAAGTCCATGACAAAGGAGCAGCGGGCGGAACTTCTTGCCCGTCTGCAGCAGGAAGAGAGAGAAGACCGTGTGGCACGGCGTGAGACCTACGAGGGACTGCGCGCGGAGTTCATGCGCGAGGTGGAGAGAAAGGTGACGGCTCTTGTGGAGGACGTCAGGGGCTTCAGGAAATGGCTTGAGGGCGAGACGGACAGCTTTACGGAGGTCATGAAGGACTACGGTCAGGTGAAGAGCGACGGACAGCGGTCGTACACCATCACCGACGGCGGCTTCCGCCTGGAGCTGAAGAGCAACAAGGTGAAAGGCTTCGACGAGCGCGCCGACATGGCGGCGGAGCGTCTTATAGACTACCTTAAACGCTACATGGAGCGGAGCGAGAAGGGCGCGGACGACCCGATGTACCAGATGGCTATGACTCTGCTCGAGCGCAACAAGATGGGCGACCTCGACTATAAGTCAATATCAAAGCTCTACGAGCTGGAGGACAAGTTCGACGGGGAGTATGCCGACATAATGCGCCTGTTCAAGGAGGCCAACGTGGTGCAGCGCAACGCGGTGAACTACTACTTCTGGAAGCGCAATCCGGCGAACGGCGTGTGGATGAGGGTCGAGCCGAGCTTCTGCAGGATGTGACAAAAAGTGAAAAAGGAAAAGGGTAAAAAACGTAAAATGTAAAAAAGCCGCGCAGACAATGGTGTTTACGCGGTTTTTTCGTATCTTTGCCTTTATGAGAAAAGGTCGGGATAAACAACTTATAAACGAGAGAGACAAGAAGCTCTTTGAACGCTATTATTATTGGACAGAGATTCAAAGACTTCGATTTGACGACACCATCCAGAAATTGTCGAGTGAGGAATTTTTCCTGAGCGAGCAGCGCGTCATACAGATTATACGCCGCATGCTCCAGGAAGGCGCCACCGTCAACGGCGAGCAGATACCCGCCACGCGGTTTGCCGGTTTTCGCAACATGAAACGGCCTGCATCGCGTGCCAAAAAAGCCAATATCAGCGCGTGATATGGGCCATATCATCGCCTGATATCGGCCATTCTGACATGCACAACGGGCTTGGCTGTAGCGACAGCCGGAGCGTCTGCCACTTGTTCGGACGTAGTTGTGGTGTATGTCTGCTCGTAAACCTTGAAACCATGATTCCCCGTATAGAATCTTGACTGTGTGCGCACGAGCGCGCCGTCGGCGTCGGGGCGGAAGCCCTGGAGCAGCTTGTGCAGCTCGTGTCTCATCTGTTCGCGTCCGGCCACACGGTCGAGCGTGCCTGATGTGGCGTGAGTGTCGTCGTAACAATCCAGTATGAGGCGCACACGCACGGTGCATGTGCCCTTCTGGGCGCCGTCTGTGGTGTCTGTCCACGATGTCTCGGGCGTGTCTATGAGCACTGCCGGAGCCACGAAAGGGTATGTGTCCACGTTGTTCTTGTCTATGGCCTCGAGCTGGCCGTAGTCCTCGTCCACGAGCTCGAGCTGCGGCATGGCTGAGTGTATCAGTTCTATGAGGGTTCGGATGATTTGTTCCATTATAGTTGTTTTGCGTTTGAGAATTTCTTCATTATACGTTCTATGGCGTCGTTGACAAGTGTGTTTATGCGCTCTGTAAGCTCACGGCTGCGGCCGAGAAACTTGCGTTGCGGTATGTGCATCTTGCGGCTGAATGCCCTTACTGAATATCGTTTGCCTTTGTTTTTGCCGCGGCCGATGGTGCGCTGATGTGCGCCTACACTGACAGTGCCGTCGAAACCGTCGTTGTGCACCGAGGCATAAGGCACGGGGTTGCTTACGGTGACTTCGCCCGGAGCCGTGACCTTATACTGTGTGGAGCGCGACAGATGCTCCCTGCGCGAATGTAGCGGCAGGTATTGCGAGTCCTTGCCTTTGCTGCGCTGGCGCAGAGTCGTCGGCCATTTCTTCAGCGTACCGTCGCGCCATCCGGCATCGCGGAAGTTCTGGTTTGTCATGCTTACGGCAGCATTGCCTATGCGTCGCGGCAGGTTGTTGTTCACCTCGCGCACCACCTGTTCCTGAACGCTCACTATGCGCTGGCGTATCTCTTCGGCCGTCATAACACAAACTGATAGAACAGTGCGGCGATGAAACCACCGGCAAATGTGCAGAGCCAGTCTGTCTCGTCGAACTTGTTGCCGTAGAGGTGGTCTTTCAGTTCGAGACAGGTTGCGGCCACAGCCGATGCGTAGAGCGCGTTATACACTGAGAATCCCATGATTCCGACGAACAGTCCGCCGGCAAGATGTTTCCAGCGGTTGGACTGTTTAAAAAATGAAATAATTTTGTTCATAATATACTTTTTTGAATTATTATTATTATATTTGCGACAGCTTCGATAAGGAGTCAGCATGTGCTGCGGCACGTTGCATCGCGGGGAAGTCTGTAAGGGTTTCCCCGTAGTTATTTTTAGCGATAATAGAAATTCCGCTCTTTGTAGAACAGTCTTACATTACCTTTTTCGTAGAGCCACACCTCGTTCACCTCTTGTCCGGGCAAATGTATCCTTGCCATAACCGCTTTTCTTATGAAGCGGTCCGAACATCCTTTAGTGTTGTTAATGACAACACGCGAAGACTGCTGAAGACCATGTGACAGCATGTTTCTGACTTTCTTTTTATTCCATGGTCTGGCAAAACTTTCGTACTCGTAAAAGATTCCGTCAACAGAAAAGTCCGGACATTTTCTGTAGTATTTAGTATTTTTCAGCGTGCCGTATATCTTTCCATATTCCTCAGCCATGTAATGCAGGCGCGGCGTGATTCTGACCTCATGTCCCATTTTCGCGAACTGAAGGCATATACGTTTCATGTCCTTATAGTCAGTCTTGTTCTTTTCGACGTCGTTGTGTATATAGAGTCTGCCTCCGTTTCCTGCCTTATATTCAAGCTTGAAGCCGTCAGAGGATATGCGGCTTATACAACCGTTTATGTATGGACAGTTATAACAGTCCTTCTTCCTTGCGTTGAAGAGTCCCAGCACCCTGTCCTTGATATCCGGTCTGTAGAAAGCACACGAGCCGCACGACTTCGGGAAATACGGATGGCTGTCGCTGAAGATGTGTCCGTCCTTGCCCGGATTGTTCTCCAGTCCCGGCTCGGGTTTGTCGGGGTCGAGAAGTTTCTTCAGCTCGGGCGTGGCCGGCTCGTCGGTGGCCTCGAGGGTGCACTTGCAGTTCCAGTGGTCGCCGGGGTGATGGCGGTTCCAGAACTCGTCATCGACGGGCAGAGTGAGCTTGCGCTCCCAGAACGAGCGGTGTGTGCCTTCAGGGTCGGGCGACGTAGTTGGCATCCATCTGAGGTTAGGCAGTATGTCTTTGTCGCGCTCGAACTGCTGCCAGTCGGCGGCATTGTGGGCACGAATAACGGCCGTTGAGTATTCCGTATCGAGCCACGTGCGGTTGTAGTGTGATGATATGCCCCGCACGTCCTCCACCCACTTGCTGAAGGGTTTGAGCTTGCCGTCGGCGTCGGTCAGCAATGCCGCCATCTCCCGCCCCATCTTGTGCACCTTGAACGCAGAGAACACCTCGTTGGAATGGCGCAGCGAGCGGTAGAAGTCTTGCTCGAGCGACGGCGACGGCGGTATGGCTCCCTGCGACAGTCCCTCGACGGTGGCCTCGTTGACGATGCGCAGAATCTCGCGCCACATGGTAGGTTCGAAGTCTGCGGAGGTGTCGAATCCGCTGTATATCTTGCGCAGGAATGTGGCGAGCACCTCTGCAGAGACGGTGAACGACGCGGCATTATGGATGTGGCCGTGCGAGCAGCAGTCACAGCCGGTGTCACGATAGTATATGCCGTCTATCAGCGGAATCAGCGTGCCCCGGTCTTCGGGGCGAGTCCGAAAAAACTTCTCAACCGGTTGTTTACCGGTGTTTGAGAAGTATTTTTTTGTCGCCTTTGTCTGCCGCAAGAGCATCACGCATGGCCTGTCGCTCTGCTTCCTTCATCAGCTTGAGCTCCTCGTAGTTGTCAGGCTTGCGCACGGAGAACGTCTCATACAGATAGTCGTCGTCCATAGGCAGGCCCATCGACGAGAGTTTCTGCACGATGTCTATCTGCTGCGATGGGTTTATCTTGTCGTGGCTGGCATAGACGAACTCGCCTCCGTCGACGTTGAATCCGAGGTTCTGGAACACAGGGCGCATGTTGTAGTTCAGTATGTCGAGCAGGAAGCCGCAGTCGTCGGCGTTCATCTCGTCTTCTTCTTGCTTATGCACGGTGCCTAAGGACTGCGTGCCGTTCTCTCTGGCGTCGGTGGTGAGTGTGTTGCCGAGCACTCGTATTGACATTTTCGAGTCCCAGTACTCGGCGAAGGTGCGGTAGAGCTCAGACGATCCTGTCTTGTTGGACGCCTCTCTCAGCGTCAGCTCGGAGTCCTTCGGGTGTATGTACACTGCATTGCTTCCCTGTCGTCGTGCGTCGGCAATGAGCCGCACACGTGCCTCCTCGTCTCCGGCATCGTAGGTATATTCGCGTATTGGCATGCCGAATATGTTGGCAAAACGCGCCCAGTCGGCCATGTTGCCGCGTTTATATAACACGGCCGGCAGCAGTTCGGCGAATATGCCGAGCTTGCGTTCAGAGCCCACGAACATGGTGTTGGGGAACTCGTCGATGGATATGCCGTCTATCGCGCCCTGATATTTGAGCAGCTTGCGATGTATGGGGTCGTAGTGTTTGCGGTTGATGAGGTCGTAGCGTATGTTACCGTCGCCGTCGAGATAGAACTGTACGAGCGTGAAGCCCCAGAAATGAGACATTATGAGGTCCTTGCGCAGCTCCTTGAACCAGGGCGAACGCAACTGCGCGTTCATGGCCTCGTCTGGCTGGTCGTTGCGGCGAAACTCTATCGGTATCTTTGTCACACCGCGCAACCGTTTGTCGAGCACTCCGGAGAGATGCAGGTCGAGCATGGAGCTCTCATACATGTCGTATAGCCGTACACGGTTGGTGAAGTCTATGTTAAGCGCAGACTTCACGGAATTGATATAGGCGTTCATGTCGAAGTAGAATATCTCCGGCATCTGGAGCACTACGTCTGGCTGTCGCGTGTTTCTAATGTCAACCAATCCGCCCTGTATTATTCGATTGCGGGCGTTCTTTCTTTTATCTTTCATGTTCATAATGTTGTATGATTAAAGCATTACAGGACGCACCTCGTCCGATTTTATCTGCCACCGGCTGTTGTCGGCAAGCACATCCTCAGGCAGCAGCGGTGCGCCGTCTATTGTCACATCTCCCGTCATCACTCCCTTCAGCCACTCTACGGCACGCTCATAACGCTCCTTGCGTGTGACGGACATCTTGTAAGGGTTGTGCTGGCAGAAGATGTGGTATATGGCTATGTCGAGCGCAAACATCAGTATTAGCGGATGTCGCTCGTCGCCACGCGCGGCGAATATGGCGTCGCAGTCGTAGGTCTTGTTCATGTATGAGCGCATTTCTGACACGGCACGGTCCTCGCATATCTCGATGATTTGCGGGTCGTAGGTCTCCGTGTTCTTGCGCAACAACGAGTCGAGTATCTCGCGGTGGATGCTCGCGTCGTAGTCTTCTATCGTGATAAAGTTATCCATATATAATGTGTTTATTGGTTACATTCGCCAGGGGTTGCCTTCGTTTATGTCCTTATAAGACATTGTCACAACCGGTTCGAGCTCGGCGGTCTTGACGTCGAGCATTGTGATACCGCCGTCCACTGCGTCGGGACCGTCGGCAGGATAAGGCAGCGTAAGTTCGAACAGGCTGAACTGATTGATAAGCTCCTGCATCATAGGATTGTCTTTTTCTGCCTCGTTGAACACCCAGCGGCAGTTGCGGTCTATCGGTTCGAGGTTAGCCTCTATACGTGTCGCCTTATCGGCTTTCTTCCGGTCGTCGGCACGTACAAATATATTTTTCTTTCTGTGCTGGCATTCCTCACGCAGCAGAGGTTTGAATACCTGCTGGAAGAACGGGTCCTGAAGTTTATTGTCTTCCATGTACCAATACACTGTAGTCTTCGCGTTCACGTCTTTGTCGCAGTCGAAGTACCAGCCGATGAACTCTGCGTTGGTGACACGTCCGACGTATGCTTTGATGATATAGTAAGTGTTCTTCAGCTTGCCGATAAGCACAAGTGCCTTGGTGCTTGCAGCTTTGTTTTTATTATTGGAATATGCCGGGTCGCCGTAGCCAATTAGGAAACGGAATTTGGAAAGTGCCGGAACTTTGCCCCACGGCAGGTTCTTGAATACCTTGCCTTCGGCGATGGGGTTATTGAAATACTCGCCCTGCTGCGCCTTTGCCGACACATTGCTCAGTGTGCGGTCGATGAACTCCTCTGTGTTCTTCTGCGGCCATGTGGATTTGCCGTTCTTATCACGTATGTTCACTACATCCCAATGCTTTGCCCGCTGTCCTGCACGCACTATGCAGCAGTCCTTGGCGATGATGTTGCCGCACCATAGTATAAGTGTAGGTTCAGATATTGAACGTGTCGGATATAATGCTTTCTCAAACCAATCCCACTTCTTGTCCAATGTCACAGGGTTGCGGCAGTCCTCGTCGGTGTCATAGTCATCCATATACAGAATGTCCGGACGTATGGCCTCGTTGCGCATACCACGGGGCGCGTTGCCCGCACCGAGGGCTACAAACTTAGCTCCGCATTTGCAAGTGAACTCGCTGTCTGTCCACTGACCGAGAACCATTTGATTGCCGTAAAATTGTTTTATGCGGGCGTTGTTCTCAAATGCTGCCTTATACGGCGCAAGCAAACGCTTGGCGGCATCGATGGTAGCCGATGCAAGGGCGACGAAGTGTTTACGCTTAGTCAACGTCAGATACATGATGATGAACATCGCAACGGTTGACTTTGCCAGCTCACGCGACCACGATAGGACTTCATACCACTCGTCGTTGGCTATTACCCGACGTATGGCTGCCACATGGAACGGCGCAAACTCATACTTGGCATAGCTCGGGAAAAAGAACTTAATCCATTTTATAGGGTCTGCCTCGAGCGCCTTGCGCTGACGCTCAATCTCCTGACGTGTGAGACTGTCGTCAATCTCTATTCCGCGCAGCATGGCCTTATGGAAGTTCTCCCACGCTGCTAACGCCTGTTTGTCTGTAATGCTGCTCATTGTCGTGCCTGGTCCTTAATAAATGCGTCAAACAAATCGTTGAACTGTCGTGCTGCGTTCATGTCCTGCGGACGCAACCATGAGAGAAAGCGCATGCCAACGCTCACGCAGTCGGCGACACCGATGTCGGTCTCGAGCTTGCGCACAGCACCTGCGAGCTTTGCCAGCGAATCGGCCTCGGCCGGTGTGGCAAAGCGGTTGCCTGGGTCACGCTCGTTGATGCGGTTGTTTATCTCGATGATCTGCCGTTGTATCTGCGCGATGATCTGGTCAGGCGTTATGGTGAGCGACGCCTTGAGCTCTTCCCAACCGCCCTCACGCATCCAGCGTGCGACGGTCTGCCTGGTGGTGCTCACCTTCGCGGCTATCTCCTCTTGCGTGTAGTTGCCGTTGATGAACAGTGACTTGGCAATATCCTTTCTGTCGATAGTTTGTCTGGCCATGTCTTTTTTTGATGCAAATATCACAATTATAATGCAATAAATCAAATTAAGTAATTATGCGTAACGTGCGTAATATCAGCATGGTACTCCGTAAGCGAAACATAAAAAAACGATTTGCACGGCGCGGAATTTATACAGATATTTGCAGAAAATTCAGGATAACAATGAAGTTTTTCAACACGATACCAGGTGACGGCGAAGTGGCCATTCTTCTGTACGGCGACGTGGGCGACGGACAGAAGGTTGACAGCAGCCGTGTTGTGGCGGAACTGATGGATCTGCAGTCGCGCTACAAAAAGATAGACGTGCGCATAAACAGCAACGGTGGCGACGTGTTCAGCGGCATAGCAATATACGAAGCTCTCCGCACATGTAAGGCAGACGTAACCATATATGTTGATGGCGTAGCTGCAAGCATAGCGGGCATTATCGCGATGTGCGGGAAACCGCTGTACATGTCGCCATACGCACGTCTGATGATACACTCGGTAAGCGGTGGCGGTTATGGCAATGCAACTGAACTTCGCGAGCTTGCGGCTTTGATGGAAAATCTGGAGTCGGACCTTGCGAAGATGATAGCCGGCCGATGCGGTATGAAGCCCGAGGATATCACGGCCAGATACTTCGACGGCAGCGACCACTGGCTGACGGCACAGGAAGCGGTGGACATGCGGCTCGCCGACGGCATTTACAGCATGCCCGACAGCAACGCGCCTGAAGGACAGACAAACGAGGAGGTTTACAAATTCTTCTACAACAAGCTCAACACAAATCAAACAAAAATAAAAGATATGGCATTAATAGACAAACTTAGAATGTTACCGTCGTTCAAGGATGCGAACGACGAGCAGGGAGTGATAGACCTCGTGCGCAGTCTGGAAAACAAAGCAACAAAGGTGGATGCGCTGGAAAGGGCAAACAATGCGTACAAGGAAAGAATTGAACAGGCAGAGTCGAAGGAAATAGACGCTATTCTGAACAAAGCTGTGAGTGAGGGCAAGATAAGCAAGGAGCAGCTGCCGTCGTTCAAGACTCTGATGGACAAGGACCGCAAGACAACAGAAGCATTGCTCAACTCGATGAAGCTGACGGCGACCCGCAGGGCTGTGGACTACATCTACGACAAGACAGGTGGTGGAGACAGCCTTGCCGGCATGAGTTGGGACGAGATAGACAAAGCAGGCAGACTGAAGGAACTGAAAGACACAAACATTGAGCTCTTCAAAAACAAATACAAAGAGCGTTTCGGAGTTGATTACAAGGACTAAAAAAGGAGAAAGAATATGGCATTAAATAAAGAAATATGGCAGACCACGATTGTAGAGAATCTGTATGCCGACAATTCGTTCGCAGCGAAAAGTGTTGACGATTCAAGTTTCGTCGATAATCACAAAGTACATATACCTAATGCCGGTTCGCCGTCAAATGTCGAGGTGAACCGTTCATCTGTGCCGGCTACAGCCAAAAAGCGCACGGATAACGATCTGGAGTACACAATGGACGAGCTGACAACAGATCCGGTATATATTCCGAACATTGAGATGGTGGAACTGTCTTACGACAAGCGTAACTCTGTCATTGCCAACGACCGCGCCATAATCATGGACAAGGCGCATGTGAATCTGCTCGAGCGTTGGGGCGGCGGAGTGAACACAACGAAGTCAGTGCTGATGACTACAGGTACAGGAACAAGAGAGGCGCATACCTCGGATACTGCCACAGGTCAGCGCAAGAAGATAACCAAGGCTGATGTGCTCTCTATCATGACTCAGATGGACAAGGACAATATTCCGGAAGCCGGCAGATATCTGTTGCTGGATGCGTATATGTACGCAGACCTCTTGGAGGACTTGTCAGAAAGCGACAAGTGGATGTTCCAGAACTCGGCAGACGTACAGCGCGGTGTGCTCGGCAACTTGTATGGCTTCGACATCATGAAACGCAGTACAGTTCTGCGCATCAACGCATCATCGAAGGCGATAATCAAGTGGAGCGCAAGTGGAGATGCCGGAGAACTTGCCGCAGCACTGGCATGGCAGGAACAGAGCGTGAGCCGCGCACTCGGAGAAGTGCACATGTTCGACTCGACGGATAACCCGCTGTACTACGGCGACATATATTCGTTCCTGTTGCGCACCGGTGGAGCTGTACGCCGTTATGACAAGAAGGGAGTATATCTCCTGGCAGAGGCTGCCTCAGAGTAAAGGAAGGAGGAATTATGATACCGAGGATAAAAATATCATACTTAAACGGCCAGCTGGGCACAGTGGGCGACAGTCCTGACGGGCTGTTTGCCCTCGTGTGCGGCGCCACTGTCGTCAGTTCGACCTTTGCGCTGGAAAAGGCATACAGCATAAGACGGCCTGCCGATCTGGACGCACTGGGCGTGACGGCCGAGAACAATCCGCGGCTGTACAAACATGTAAGCGACTTCTACAGCATTGCAGAAGAAGGCACGGAAGTGATTGTCTGGGGTGTTGACAAGAGCACTGCAATGACTGCACTGCTCGACAAGACGACAGGAAGTGCGCGAAAGCTGCTGGAAGCTGAGGGTGGAAAGCTCAGAGGACTGTTTGTGGCATTGGACGGCAAGGCCGGCACATCGAGTGACAACGGACTGGACGAAGATGTGTTCACAGCCTTGCCAAAGGCTCAGGAGCTGGCAGAATGGTCAACAGACGAGATGTATGCGCCGATATTTGTTGTGCTTGAAGGACGCGGTTACAGCGATTCTGAAAGTTTCACAGACCTCAGCGAGATGACAGACAACCGTGTCGGAGTGCTCATTGGTGACACAACGTCGGAGTCGGAAGGTGCATGTGTAGGTTTGCTTGCAGGCCGTCTGGCAAGTATTCCGGTGCAAAGAAATATAGGACGTGTGCGTGACGGCGCACTGCCAGCAACAGAGATGTATATAGGTGCCGCTAAGGTGGAAACCGGCATGAGCGTGATAGAAGAACTTTACGACAAAGGTTATATCACTCCGCGCAAGTACACCGGCAGAAGCGGATATTTCTTTACGGACGATCGTCTTGCATGTGATGAGACCGACGACTACGCACATCTTGCCAACAGGCGTGTGATAGACAAGGCTTATCGTATAGTTTATGACACTCTGCTGGACATGATGCTGGACGAGCTGGAAGTCAACGAAGACGGCACGCTACAGACGGGCGTAGTGAAAAGCTGGCAACAGACAGTTGAAGACAAATTGAATGCCAATATGACCGCTGCCGGAGAACTCAGTGCCGGAGATGACGGTGAGGGTGCTGTGTGCTACATTGACGAGACACAAAACGTGCTGGCGACCTCAAAGGTTGAGGTGACAGTGAAGGTACGTCCATTCGGATATGCGAGATACATTGATGTAAGTCTTGGATTTGAAGTTCAGACATCATAACAAGGAGGTGACTATGGTTAACACAAGAGAATATGAATGGAGCGACGTTAATGTCGTTGTTGCAGGACGTGTAGTCACAGGACTGCGCGGCATAAAGTACGGCAGCAAACAGGAAAAGGAACTGCTTTACGCCAAGGGTAACAAGCCTCACGGCATACAGCATGGCAACAAGGCCTACAGCGGCGAACTTACATTGCTACAGAGCGAATATGAGGCATTGAGAACCGCAATGGGCGGTGATGTGCTCGACGGTGCGTTTAACATCGTAGCATGCTACGGCAATGCAAGCAAGGGCGACGCGATAGTGTCGGATATGCTTGTTAATGTGGAAATCACAGAAGACAACACAGAGTGGAAACAGGGCGACAAGTATCAGGAGAAAACGCTGCCCCTCATTTATACGGACCAGAAAAAAGTATAAGATATGCAACTGAACGAAAAACTTATAAAACAGTATAAAGAGAAATATCCGGGAAAAGATCTTTTCCAGATAACAGTCGGAGACAAAGGTTGTGTGCTCCGAAGTCCAGGACGTCAGGACTTGAGCTACGCCAGCGTGGTTAAGGATCCGATGAAAATGAACGAAGTGCTTGTAAACCAGCTTTGGGTGGCAGGTGATGAAGAGATGAAAACGGACGACAGCCTCTTCATGGCATTGTGCAACAAGTTGGAAGAAGTGCTCAAGGTAAAGGAAGCCGAAATAAAAAAATTGTAACGGATGCCGGCATAGATGACTTCACAGGAAAGGGTGACATTCTTTTTTTCGACACGCTGCTTCGATATTATCTGAATGTGGATCCTGAGACTTTGCCGGATGAAAAATGGGCATGGACAATAAGATATCTTACTGAGATAAGGAAGTTAGAGAGAAAGACGAATGGATAGTGTATTGAAGTTTTTGATTCGATTGCAGGCTGACGGCGGCAATGTGGTGACTGTCGCCCGACAGACATCCCAGCGGCTGGATGAGATATCCCGCCGCGCGGGAACTGTCAGCGCAAAGCTGCGTAAGGCTTTTTCGGTGTCAAACTTCAGAGATTCATTTATGTCCCTTCCCGGCATGGAGTTCCTTACGAATCCTTACACCTTGATGGCAGCAGGTATCGGCGCGATAACCAAGTTAGGTTCAGAAGCTGAGCAGACGAATGTAGCGTTCTCCTTGCTTGTCGGCAACGAGACAAAGGCCGCGCAGATGCTCGGCAAGATAACGGACATGGCGGCTGCCACACCGTTCGGCAAGATGGACCTTGTGAAGAACGCCCAGACGATGATCAACTTCGGTGTGGCTACGGACAAGGTTCTGCCGCTGCTCAGACAGCTCGGCGACATATCCGGCGGAAACGCGGAACGCCTGTCGGGACTGTCGCTTGTGATGGGACAGGTGGCGGCGGCGGGAAAGATGCAGGGTCAGGACCTGATGCAGTTCATCAATGCCGGCTTCAACCCTCTTCGCGAGCTGTCGGTGATGACTGGCAAGAGCTATGAGAAACTGCAGGACATGATGTCCAAGGGACGGATAACCTACGAGAACGTCGCCGCGGCGGTTGCCCACGCGACGGGCGAGGGCGGAAAGTTCAACGGCATGATGGAAAGGCAGTCGCAGACTGTCGGCGGCAAGTTCAGCACTGTGATGGACAACATCCGGGAGAACGCGATAAACATGTTCGACCAGATAAGATCACCGCTCTCTGACTTGCTGGATACTGTGAATACGTCTTTGCCGATAATATTTGGTGTAGTGAATAGACTGTTTGGCATATTGTCGGCCGGCATCCGTTTCGTCATTCAATTTAGACAGGAACTGTTACTTGTAGCTGCTGTGATAGGCACTGCATGGACAGTGACAAAGGCATATACGACTGCCCTGCTTGTCTATCACGGTGTACAGACAGCCATAACTGTAGCAACAAAGGCATGGACAGCCGCACAATGGCTGTTGAACGTTGCGATGAACGCTAATCCGATAGGTGTGGTTGCAACAGTTATCGGTGTACTCGCAGGAGCGGTGATATATTGTTGGAATAAGTTTGCCGGATTCAGAGCTTTTCTTCTGACTGCATGGGACACGATAAAAGGTTTTGGCAATATAATCAAGACGTATCTTATAGACAGATTCAACGAACTGTTGGGCGGAATCGGCAAAATTGGCGAGGCGCTCAAATATTTGTTCAAGGGCGAATGGCAACAGGCTGCGACAGCAGCAAAGCAAGGATTCCAGGCATTGTCTGGAGTAAATTCGAATCGAAACTTTATTTCTGATACAGCAAACTTAATGCGTGGCGTGCGCGGCACGTATGACAGGATATATGCTCAGGAAAGCGGAAGCAACAGTACGTCAAAAAAGTCGGCAATATCGACGCCGGGACTGAAAGGAAGTACGCAGGATGTAGTCTTCGGAAAGAGCAGCGAAAATGGAAAGAAAGGACGACGTGGCGGCAGCAGATCGGCAGAAGCAATGGCGACCGGCGGGACACGAAGTACTGCCATAACAATGAACATTTCCAAGTTTTTCGATAGCATAAATGTGTATATGAATGATAAAACAGACACGGCGGAGCTGGAACAGACAATAGTACAGACAATGAACCGTGCACTGGCAATTGCAACAAGTACAGAGCGATGAATACTGCAACTAGATTTATTTTGGAAAATGTGGCTCTGAGGACCATCGGTGGTAAGGTGCCGCCATATTGGTTGTTCAGAAAAGGTGAACTATCAGATGTCGATTCCGCGGAATATGCGGAGATAAAAAGACTGAGCGACGAGCAGCTGGCAGATGTGGTGAGGACAAACGCTCTCGGTGTGCCGATGCAGATGCCTGTGCGGCTGAAACTTGAAGAGCCGGATGCCGAAGAGTGGCTGCTGCCCATTGAGCCGATGGTAAGTGTGACAGGTCAGAACATTATAACCCGTCGGCGTGTGAATAAAGGCCGAGTAAAGGGCTCGATAAAAGAGCGATGGACAGAAGACGACTATTCTGTGACGATAGAAGGAATACTGATGGGCACTGACGGAAACTATCCCACTGCTGATGTGGCAAAGCTGCGTAAGTTCTGCGAGGCAGGACGTGTATTTATACTGAATCCACTGTTGGAGATATTCGGAATATCGCACATGGTGATCGAAAAATGGGACATCCCGTTTACAAGCGGAAACGAAAATCAAAATTACACACTGAGCGGCTATAGCGACGACATATATAAATTGTTGCTGAGCCGAGATGATCTAAACATATAAGCTATGTACACAATGGCGTATGACATAACAGTCGGTGACTACAGGATAGGCATGCTCGACGCAGTTGAGATACACAAGAGCGTGGAACTGCTTGCAGACACGGCAGAGATACGGCTGCCGGCCATGGAGTATAATGTAGCTCTTGAGGTAGAAGACAAGATAAAACGCGGAGACGCGGTGTCAATAAAGTTTGGTTACAAGGAGACCGGACTTGTTGAAGAGTTCCGCGGATGGTTGCAAAAGATAACTACAGACAATGGTACGCTGAAACTTGTATGCGAGGATGATCTGTTCAGATATCGCAAGGGCATAAGGAACGAAGTGCTGAAAAAGGCGAAGCTCGCGGATATATTGAAAAAAGTAGTAGAAGGAACCGGTACTGGTGACAGTATAAACTGCTCGTACGATTGGACATATTCGAAATTTGTGATAAACAATGCGACAGGTTATGATGTGCTGAAAAAAATACAGGAAGAATGCGGTGCAGACATATATGTGAGAGACGGTGTGCTGCATTTGCATCCACCTGGCGAAGTAGTAGGTACAGAACGGATATATGACTTCTCGCTGAATGTGGAAGAAAATGATCTGACTTACAGGACCACGGAAGATGACAAGTTTCTCATTGTCGTGAAAGCTCTTATGCCTGACGGCAGTGTGAAAGAGATAGAAGTCGGAAGTACAGGCGGTGACAAGGTAGAGGTGAAAAGTCCGAGCCCTGACTCTGATGTAATGAGACAGCGAGGAGAGGCAGAACTGAAGAGACGGTCATTCAACGGCTACGACGGCAGCATTACGACATGGCTGATTCCGGAATGTCGTCCAGGCGACACAGCTGTGATACATGACAGATATTATCCGCAAAAAGACGGTACATACTTCGTTAACAGCGTGACTACAACCTTCAGCAAGGAAGGCGGAAAGCGTAAGATAGAACTTGGATTCAAAATAAGCTGATGGACAAATACAGAGAGCTGGCAGAACGGTTAAGAAGACTGAACGGAGATGGACGCCCAGGCGTCTATCTGACACAAGGCATTGTCGAGAATATGCAGGGTGTGACTTGTGACGTCAGAATCGGCAATATTGTCGTGCCTGGTGTGAGGCTGAAAGCATCTGAGACAGAGGACAGCAACAAGATTCTGATAGTGCCCAAAAAAGGCAGTGCCGTAATTGTAGGCAGCCTCACGGGAGACCTGTCTGAAATGGTAGTTCTGCACGTTGACAAAGTGGAGAGCATCACCATAAATGGCGGGAAACTTGGCGGGCTGGTAAACATCGACCAGCTCACAGCAAAGATAAATGAGCTGGTGACGGCATTCAACACTCACACACACAGTTCGCCGCAAGGTACAACAGGTGTACCGCTGAAGAGTGCCCGGAGCTTTAGCAAGGATGACTATGAAGACAAAAAAATAAAACACTGACGTAATGAACGGAATACAACTTATAGACTATGAGCCAGATATAGACGTTGTTAAGGACGCTGACGGAAAGATAGTGCAGGGCTTGGTGGTAGGCGACGTAACAGCTCAGAACCAGGCGCTCATACTTCGAATACACAAGGGCGAGCTAAAAGAAAATCCAAGTGTAGGCTGCGGTATAGAAGACATGCTGCTGGATAATGATCCTCTATACTGGAGGACTGAGATAAGAGAGCAGCTGGAGATGGATGGACAAACGGTCAATTCCATTGAGATAGGCAATGACAGTATAACTATTGACGCCAATTATTAACATACATAAATATGAATACAGCGATGATAGACATTTTCGAAAAATTTGTGCATGAACACATGTTCATTCACATTGTGTTGATAGCTCTTAGTGTTGCCGCACTCTTGCTTGCCATGACTGTGGATTTTTTTACAGGACTTCACAAGGCAAAACAGAATGGTGTGGCAAGAACCTCTCGCGGTCTTAAAAAAACGGCTACAAAAGCCACACGCTACTTTACACCATATATGGTGCTGGTCGGCATAGACCTTATAAGCTGTGTTGTGATGCCGTTTCCGGCATTTTCGATGCTATGGGCAGTATATTGCATATATTGCGAATTTAAGAGCGTAAGGGAAAAGAGTTGGGAGAAGGCTGAGATGCAGAAAGCACAGAAGACAATGTCTGTCATCATTGAAAATAAAGACGACATAGCACGTCTTGTCGCAGATATCTTATTCAAAGAACACAATGATAAGGAGAAGTGGTCATGAGAAAGATAGAAAGAATTTTTGTGCACTGCACTGCCGGAAACCAAAAACAGAACGTCGCAGATCTGAAAAAAGAGTTCAAGGATAAGGGCTGGAAGAATCCAGGCTATCATTATGTCGTGCTTGCTGACGGCAGTATAGAGCAGATGCTGAGTGAGGATCACGTGAGCAATGGCGTGAAAGGATATAACTCCACGTCTGTTAATGTGGCATATACAGGCGGAATTGACAGTCGTGGAAAATCTACAGACAACAGGACAGAAGCGCAAAAAGAATCGTTGAGAAAGATTTTGTCGGAGCTTAAAAAAAGATATCCTCAGGCTATTATCCTGGGACATCGCGATATAAGTCCTGACAAAAACAAAAACGGAATAGTCGATCCCTGGGAACGCATTAAGGACTGCCCGTGCTTTGATGCAAAAACGGAATATCAGAACATAAAGTAAGAGACATGAAAAATCTTATATTAGCAATATTAACTTTTGCGGCAATCTTATTGCTGATGTGCAGCTGTAGAACAACGCAAGTGACAAGTGACAGCCGTGTGAGTGACACTCTTATAATCAGAGACACGCTGATTGTGCATGATTCGCTGATTGTCGCAAAAAAAGAAATAGTGACTACAACTGTACGAATTAAGGATTCGACTGTATTGGTCGTTGATACGACAGGGCGCATAGTTAAGAGCGAACATTATATATCGAGCGACAGAGATAACAATGTTAATGTTAGTAGAGATTCGACAAGTTCTGCTGTCAGAAATAATAAGACAAGTATAAAGAATACACAACAGTCTGACAGCAATAGGCTTGAACAAACAAAAAAAAGAGATTGGAAAGAAATTGCTGTTGTCTTTATTGTCGGTTTTGTTTGTTGTCTTATGATTTACATAGGAAGAAAAAAATCTTAAATATGGATACTAATGTAAAAGATGGTCAGACACTGGCAGATATTGCCATACAGGAATTTGGCTCGTTGGATGCTCTTGCAGACATCGCAATGATAAACGGAATGGCTATGACGGAAGTTCCTGATGCAGGTACTGTGTTACAGTTGCCGGATAAAATTTATGACCGCGTGATGCAGGAATATTGCAAAGTAAACAATGTGTCGCCTGCTACTGCCAGAGATCTGTCGGGTGTGAGACTTAGTATTTTTTCAGAACAATTCACAAAGCAATTCAAATGATATGGCACGTACTATTTCTGAGATAAAAAAGACAATGACGGATGCATTTATGGCTGACCAAACCGTACGCGAAAAATACAAGCTGTCATCTGAAGACACATTTAACAGTGCCTTTTCAAAAGTCAGTTTGGAAAATATACTGTTCTACATTGTGGCAGCCTGCTGCCATTTTATGGAAGTCATATTCGAAAAATACAGCAAAGATGTTGATGATAAAATCAGCAGCGCTGTTGTGGCAAGTGTGCCGTGGTATTGGAAGTTGGCAACAGAATTCCAATACGGCGATGCCCTGGTGTTTGACGAAGCAACACAGCAATATATATATGCAAATGAGGACGACTCGAAAAAAGTTGTCAAATATGCAGCTGTCCGCGACCGTGGAACATCGGTAGAAATACTTGTGGCTGGTGATAATAACGGGCGTCCAGTGGCTCTTTCAACTGATATTTTATCAGCATTTGAAAACTATATGAACAGAGTCAAGATAGCAGGCGTAGTGCTTAATATATATTCGCGTGAGGCAGATAGCCTTATAATTAGCGCGAGTGTGACGGTTGATCCTCTGGTCATAGACAGAAATGGCGTTAAGATAAGTGATGGTACTTGTCCTGTAGAAACTGCGATAGACAATTATCTGAATAGCATTGTGTATGGTGGTACGTTCAATAAGACAAAACTGGTAGATGCCATACAGAGCGTGGAAGGCGTTAGCGACGTACTTCTTGGTGAGTGTCAGTACAAGACGGCTGACGATCAGAATTACAGCACGATAAAGGGTAATAATTATACAGCTGCCGGAGGATGCTTTGTCAGCTCCGGCTTGCGAAACTCCATAAGTTATGTGGTATCAATTTGACATATTCAAATTTGCGGTGCAATTAGTGCCGCCGATATTACGTTGCAAGATACTGATAGTGTTTTTGGACGTAATAACATTGCCGTTGCGATATATTTACAACAACTTTCTCAACCATAGAGAATTTGTCAATAAAAGGCTGAACATTACAGCTGGCGTACAGTATATCGAAAAAGCGCTTAACGATGTTTTTTTCTTGAAAAACAGAGAAATATACATTCTTAGCAACGAGTCGGATGGCATAATGTACTGGCATTATGAGAGCGAGGAGAAAGAGAAGATATACATGGCGCTCGAAAACGAAGAGCAGCCGTTATACTTCCGATTTCAAGGCGAGGCAGACTACAAAGCCAGCTTCACTGTTTATATACCAACCTTTTTGTGCACATCACTGGACGAGGAGGAAGATGAATATAACGGTGAAAATCTACGGACAATTATAACTTGGTTGAATTATTATAAACCCGCTGGTAAAACTTACAGCATAGAATTATACGATTATGAAAAGGCTTAAATTTAATGAGGGCGGACAGCCCGTTTTTCTCGATGATCTGAAGACGTTGCAAGATAATCAGCAAGGAGCTTCGTCGCAACTAATGTCTGTCCTCGGAAACGGCCAGAAGGTTTTTTTGTTGAAAAAACCAGACATAGAGATATCCACAGTCTCGGAAGATGAGCTGACAACAACCTTTACACTCAAGGCTGGGACTCTGGTTGTGGATGGCATTGCAATAAGTTGGAGTGACACCCAACTCACTATTGGCGATTGGGAGACACCAATTTATCTTGTCGTTAAACGTACTGAAACAGGTGGACGTGTATTCCAGGATGGACAGACAAGGAATTGTATTATTGAGGCAACTGTAACGCCTACGCTTGACAATAGTGGTGCAGAAGAATATTATAGTCTTTACGATTTGAAAACGCTGAATGAGCTTATCCTGGACTTTTTGGATATAAAAGACACTGCATGGCAAAACTTGTCGGTCAATTTTAAAAATGGCTATTCCGGAATAGTTAAGTACCAGGACCTCGACGTTTGTCGAAAAATTTATATCAAAATTCAAAGCGGCAACGTAACGCCAGTCAGTGGTAGTGTGGACTTGTTCTACACGTCAGAATCATTTATGCAAGCTTTTCGCAGCCCGGTGACTGCCTCTGTTGCTACGGAAAATGGCATACAGTCATTCGAACTTGAGGCTTTCGACGGTATGGTGCGTGCAAATATCTCTCTTCCGGCAGACGATCTTGATAGTCCTTCGGATCTGCCGGTTAAAATAATTTTTGAACTTCCAAAATAAATATAACATGACACAAATATATGATCTACAGCAGCGTGCCGAAGTGCTGCGCAAAAAAACTGCAACAGACAGTATCTCTCCGGAAGAAGTAGGTGGACTGCACGCAGATACACTTGCGTACATTGCAAATATGGAGAGATCTGCTTCTTCGCTTGGTATAAAAAAAGTATATACATCTGTAAGTGAGATGAATGGTGATGAGTCGCCAGTTTCTTCGACGGGTATGCCGCTGAAGGCCGGGCAGCTTGTGACAATTTTCAACGCTGAAGCTCCAGATGCAGAGAACAGCGGAGAAATATATGCTTTTCAGAATCCTGGCTGGCTGCTTGCAGGCCGCCTTGATTCCGGGAATTACAGCAGGCTGTCAAATATCGTGAGAGGCGAGACTGTCTATATATCTGACAACATCCGCAGTCCGTACACTTTTATCGGCAATTTCGCGACATGGGCTGAAGTACAGACCGAGCTTGACAAACTGCATAACTCTGATGGCGGTGCAGACAATAAAGTCATCGGTGAGTTCCGTGTGCAGCTTGACGGCCGCAACCTGATAGTGAGGAGCTGGGTGCAGAACTGGGCGACGGGCGTGTTCACGCAGACGGTGGAGGGTTCCGTCAGATGGAACGGCGAGACGATGGAGCAGTCGCTACAGATAGCCACTTATGAAAGAACGTATAATGATGGCAGCGGCTGGGGCGAGTGGGAAATTTCAAGTTCACCGGCCGGGAATATTGGAGGATATAAGTATAAAAACAGTGTTTCGGAACTTCCTGACCCTCCTTCGGAAGATGAGGTGAACGTGGGTTGGATTATAGGTACGGACTTGTTTGTATATGTAGGTTCCGGGGGCGACACTTTAAATGGTAAATATAAGAATGTAGGCCAGTTCCGTGGCCCCGAGGGCTCACGTGGCGCGTCAGCGTATGAGGTTGCGTGGTCAGAAGGATTCCGTGGAAGTGAATCCGAATGGCTTGAAAGTCTTAAAGGAAAAGATGGCAAGGACGGCAAGGACGGTGTGTCCCTTGGCGAGATTGCCCTTGTGCAGGAACTTGAAGAATCCGACGGAAGTGACAGACGCATTGTATCGCAGAAGGCGGTATCTGAGGGCATACGTCAGGCAAACGAACTTATTGCTGAGACAAAAAGTCTGGTTAACACATATAGGGGAAAGGTTGTTCCGGTAACTGTAACAGGCAATAGGAGATATACTGGTGATGTCGGTGAGAAACCTGCCACTGTCTACGGGGCCGGATATTGCGTTACCACGGTCGACAGAGGGGACAATCTGTATGTGAGGTTCAATCCGTATAGTTCCACAGAGGTCAACGGATGGATTAAATATCTTGACGCTGAGGGAATTATTGTCTCCGTCGATTTCACCACAGGAACATTCACGGACGGGCTTCAGCGTGTGCCTTTGGAGTTTCCGGAGAACGCCGCGCAGGCTGTCATCAGCTCCCGTTCACAGGCGTCAGACCTTGTGGTATTCGAGGGCGACGGTATGCTTGACGCTCTTGAGACAGAGGAAAAGAATACTGTCGTGGGTGCTATCAATTCCGCGTTGGCTGACACTGCGGCATTGCGTGACATGACCCTGCGTACGGAGACCGTCACCGTGACCAAGGACGATTTTAACATGGAGCTTAATACCGGCTCGTTCAACATTGCGAATGAAGATGAATTTCCTGGGCTGTACAGTTCTGGATTCAGATGGAGTAAATGGTATGATGTTCAGGGGTTGGTGTCTTTCAGACTTACATGCGGAAGTAACGGCGGCAACGCACAGTTTAAACCGTTCTGCTTTTATGACAAAAATTATATAGCATTATATGCGGATAATTACCCCAAGCGAAATTTCCAGAACGTAGACGAAATGGAAATCACAATACCTGAGGGTGCGAAATGGCTCATTTTCAATGTTCTAAAAACAACCCTTGAGAATGATGGTTTCAAAGCGGAACTCACATGGAATAAAGATCGCGCAAATATTGCATCAAACGGTGATAAAATTGAAAACATAGATATTGTGGCATCTGTAAAAAAGGAAGATACAAGTATTTATGAATATGGTATTGGTTGGAAATTAGGCTATTCGACGATATCCAATAGTAATATGATGTATGAACCATGTGCTGTAGATGGCGTTTTGAGGCATTTTTACGCATATTTTCCGGTCTCCACTGGTGAATATGACAGTCTGTGGCTGTGTATTTATCAAAGAAAGGCTTATGGTGAGTCAGGTAGCGCTTTTGCCATGATACAAAGAGACCGTAGGAAACTATGCGCATATACAGAGCTAACATCGGCAGAAAGCGTGGGGAAATATGTCGATGTCGATACTGACATAGAAGTAAAAAAGGGAGACCTGTTTGCGTTATGCCTTCTGAAATCGAATGGAATATTTGGCAACTTGTTTTATCCGTACGCATCAACAAGATATACAGATACATCATGCACTACGCCTAATGCGCAGGGGTATGCCATCCAACCGTTAAAAAGTACTGTATACCAGCGTCCGGGTGCTTTTAAGGCAACCATAGAATATCATAAGAATCTTGACGGCATAATTGACGAGTTTACAGAAAATGCAGATAAGATAGAAAGCCATGACATAAGTATTGAACAGCTTCAACAAAGCGTCACTTCGTTGAATGACAAAGTCCAGAATGCAGGGGCTATAAATGATAATGTAATCTCTCCGGAATCGTCATACTCTTCAGAAAAGATAGAGGAAAGGATTGCTGAGATTCAGACTGCGAGTGCCAATGTTCAGGTTGTGAACGCTGAAGGTGACAGTCCGACAAACGCAATTTCACAACAACGCGCCACACTATCCCTTAGACAGCGGATAAAGGTATTCACGGATATTGCATCAATGGTTGCCGATACAACTCTGACAAAAGGAATGTCATGCCAGACTCTGGGCTACTTCGACTCCGAGGATGGCGGTGCGGCATTATATGTCGTCAAGGATGGAGAACTCACGGAGGACGGCGGTTCGGTGATAGAGCTTTCAAATGGATTGTATGCGTGTCTTGTCGCAGATGAGGGGCATATCAATGTACTACAATGGGGCTGGGCAAAAAATCCTGCAGAACCGACACTCAGGGATATCACCCAGACGTTGAACAACATCATGACATTTATAAGAACAACCAAACAGCAAGGTAGGACCGCTCCAAGCATTATATATATTCCCAAGGGTATGTACTATCTTTCGGAAGCTGTGGGTCTTGGTGACAATATAAGGATTGAGGGACAGTCCGGAAGTGCATACAACGCGACTCCGGCAAACAGCGTGAGTATGATATACACCAATTTTCCGGGTGCGGTATTCACAGGCTCGCGTTTTTATCTGACACGGCTGACATTTTACGGAAAGTATCGCTCTTCGTCCCCAGAGAATGACACCATGATAGCGCAGAGCCCCAAGGAGATAAGCTGGTGCACAATCAGCGGATACGACTATGTGTGTGACGGTCTTACCTCTGTAGCAGAAATGTGCCACTGTGTTGCATGGATGATGTACAAGGGTGTTGTAAGGAGCAAGATAAATGACTCGTTCATACATCATAATTTGCTTACGGGCTCATGCTGGAACAATGTACAGAACTGTGCCACAACATGTATAACGCTCTCTGCCTGTGCCGCGGGTAACATCTCTGACAATTATATAGATTTTTGGACTTACGGCATAAAAGGCGTAGTACAGATGATAAACATGGTCATAAAGGGCAACACGATAGACTACTGTGCCGTGGGAATACATGTTGAGGGATGCGAGGGTTGTGTGATAGCGGACAACAACTTCTACCATATAAACAAGGCTACTACTAACGGCAGCGGTGTCGTAACAAGTTACCCGCAAGACAATGCGTGGCGCACTACAGACTGGTGTTGCATAAATGTGGGAAGCACGACAAAAAGCCTCACTGTGATGGGCAACATAGCGGTGGGTTCGGATGTGTTTATGCAGGGTACTTATGTGTTGGGAGAGTTGTACGCATACGGCAACCTGCTCCGTGGCATAGCTGCGGGAAAGAGATATTCCGAGGCTAATCTGAGTACACCGGTATGTCATGTGGACAATGCGGACGATGTGTGACAAGTATCTATTTATAAAACAATAGCAAAAAAGAAAGGAGTAAATCATGAAGGAAAAAGTTGTCAGATTCGTGACAAACAGATGGTTCGGCTTCGTGGCAGGACTGGTAATCGCAATGCTGTACATGTGGCAGGAGCAGAGCCTCGGCAGCGTAAACGCGTGGATAATGGGCATTATAACACCGCTGCTCTTCGGAGCGTTCGCCGAGGTGGTGAGATATGTAACCACGGAGGACACGTACAAGTGGAAGAACCTGCTGTGGTGGCTCGCGGGAGCTGTCATAGGAGTAGTGGCGATGTTTGTGGCATAGCTATTCCTTCCGCGCCGGGCGGAAGTAAAAAGCCCCGGCCTGTTAATATAGACGCCAATCATTTATTAACACAAACGCTACTGATGCGCGGCCGGGGCATATGTCCTCTGCCACATCAGTAGCGTTTTTATTTGTTATAAATGACTGGCATGCAAATGTACTAAAAAATATTGAACATAAAACCAGAATGAATAAATATTATCAGATTTTGAATAAAATCCTTAATACGGGCAAGACGCAGACTAACAGGAAAGGCCGTATAAGGTATCTCTTGAACGAGAGGCTAGTACTTGTGCCTGGTGACCTGCTCGACATCTTCGAAAGCCACGGAATAGCGCGCAGGAAACTGAAAGCGGAACTTAGCCTGTTCATGCAGGGTGAGCGAGATGTTGAAAAATACCGAGAGGCGGGCATCACATGGTGGGACTATTGCGGACATACGCTGGTGAACAGCTATCCTACATATTTCGATAAGCTGCCGCCCTTGATCGACAAGATAAACAATGAAAGGAGAAACAGCAAGAACTATGTGCTGTTCCTCGGTTCTACAGGTGCGGAGACGAACCAGGCACCATGCTTGAGCCTCGTACAGTTCCAGATAGACGACGGCGGGCTGGTCGTGTCCGCATACCAGCGCAGCAGTGATGCCAACCTCGGACTGCCGTCTGACATTTACCACCTTTATTTGATGTCGAGACAGATAGACTTTCCTTTGAAGTCCATAACTCTTGACATTGGCAATGTGCACATTTATGATAATAACATATCCCGCACAGAAGACTTGCTGGCGGGTAAGGAAAACATTAAATTTGAATTGAACGTATGAGAAAGATGTATTTGTCGGCTCCTCTTCCGTTTGTAGGGCAGAAGCGTATGTTCGCCAAGGAGTTTATAAAAGTGTTGGAACAGTTCAAGGACAAGAGCGTGTTCGTGGATTTGTTCGGAGGCAGCGGCTTGCTGTCGCACATCGCCGGACGCATAAGACCGGATGCGACGGTCGTGTATAATGATTATGACAATTACAGGGAAAGACTGCTTGCCATTCCGCATACCAATGCCCTGTTGGCTGACTTCAGACTGCTGGCGGCGGATGTGCCGAAAGGAAAACCTATAAGAGGCGCAGCGCGTGAACGTATATTTGAACGTATGGCAAGGGCGGAAAAGGAATGGGGATTTGTTGACTATATCACCGTGTCGTCGGTTTTGATGTTCTCCATGAAGTATGCCACGAGCCTTGAAGCCATGCGCAAGGAAACGCTTTACAACAACATACGCAAGACTGACTATCCGCCGTGTCCCGATTACCTGGAAGGTCTGACCGTAACGTCATGTGACTACAAGGAACTGTATATGACGTACAAGAATGTTCCGGGCGTGGTGTTCATTGTAGACCTGCCTTATCTGTCAACGGATGTAGGTACGTATAAGATGTACTGGCGGTTTTCCGACTATTTGGACGTATTGAACGTGCTAAGGGACAAACCTTTTGTCTATTTCACATCCAACAAGTCATCGATAATTGAACTTTGCGAATGGCTTGGTGAAAACAGGACACTCGGA